TACGAGATCTGCGCATGTCTCGTGGGCTCGGAGATGTGTATAAGAGACAGGCATTGTTCTGTACCCATTTTTCGCGTTCTTTCAGTGATCCGCTAAGGCTAATCCATTCCGTTTGCAATGCCCGGTAAGCCGCTACGGGTTTCCCGGCTGCTTCCGATACCTTCTTGTTAAATTCTTCTTGTGCTTTCTTGGCTTCCGCCTGCTTGCTTTGAAGTTTAGAAAGTGCCGCTATAATTACGGTAATAGCGACGGAAAGCCCCAAAGTTAGCGTAGCCATCAACGCTTTTGCAGCAATGGTTGAACCTCCTAAAGCTATGGTTAGCTTGTTGGTTGCCGCCGCTAACAGTTCCTTTGCTTTCGCTACGGTCGTAAGCATAAAGGCACTATCCTTGTTTATAGTGTTCGCTACTTGCTGCAAACCTATCGTAATGCTCATAAGGCTTTGAACCTTTAGCATTACTTTCTGCAAATTTTCGTTTTCTCCGGCGAACAACGCTACCGCGCCTTGTGCCGCACTGAACGCGCCTACTACGCCGCTAAGCCCGGAAATCATACCCTGCAATCCCCGGTTGTCATGGGAGAATATACGCGCTTGTGTCGTAGCGTCACCTATCGCATCGGTAAGCCGTCCGGCTTCCTGCTGCAACTTCTTGAAGGCTTCCGTTCCGCGTTGTCCGTTGGCTTCCAAAAGTGCAAGTTCTTCGCGAACGTTGCGTAGCTGGGTTCGTAGTGAAATCTGTGTGCTCACGTTCTTCTCGGCTGCTTCCTTTTGCTTCTTCAATGCCTTTTCTTCTTGCAGAAGCTGGTCGGCGGAAGCCTGCGCTTCGTTAATCAGTTTTTCGCGTAGGGTTATTTCCGATTGTATGTTTTTTGCGGCTTCCGTGTAACGTCGGTAGTCCGCATCCCGCGCTTCGCTGAAAGCCTTTGCAGCTTCTGAACTTAACCGTTTGTATTCTTCCTGCAACTTAGCTAATGAAGCCTTGTTCGTATCTACAATCCGGTCAATATCTGCAAAGCCTTTTTCAATAGCGGCGGCTGCATTCTCAAAGGCTCTATCTATGCCTTTGCCGCCGGAAATTGCCGCCGTACTAAAATTCTGTATTGCCTTCTTGCTTTCGTTAAGTACCGATAACAACTTATCGTTGCTTCCCGAAATCTCAAAGGACAAACCGCCACCTTGTATGTTCATTATCGGTTAAGTTTATTTATTAAGTCCAATACTTCGCCCGCGTTTTCTTCGGTAAGCACTACTTCCGTCGTTCCCGGTTTCGTGTCTTCTTCCTCTGCTCCCGGTGCATCTACTATCATTCTCTGAACCGTTCCCCACGAAATCCCGTGTAGAAGGTAATCCAACGTCCAGCCGAAGTGCGCGCAAACCGACCCCCGGCGACCGTGTGGGCTTTTTAGCCCGGTTGCTCTATAAGTTGTGTCGGGTCGCTTGTGCGCGTTGCGCTCATCAATCTTATAGAGTTTATAAAATCCCCTAAATTGCTTACGTTGGTAATCAATATCGCGAGCGTAAGAAGTTGGGAAGGCGTTACGGTATGAAGGAAAAGGGAAGTAAGCCGGGCTAAGCGGGTTTCATTGGGCTTGCGTACCAAATAGCCACCTTTGTCCGTTACGTCGTAATAGTCTTCGCCCAATACTGCAACCGCTACTACCTGCGCAAGTTTCCGGGCTTCCTGCGCTGCCATTTTCTTTGCGGTCTTGAAATAGTCTTCGTCGCCCAATTTGGTTTCGTCTATCGACATTTGCAGCCAAAGCGCGCTAAGTCGGTCAAGCGTTGCCAGCGTAGGCTCTTGAACCCGGAATACTTTCTTTTCGGTAATCTTTTCGCGTTTACGGAAGAAGCCCAATAAGCCGGGCTTCCGGCGGGTATAGGTTACTTCAACGTCAAACGTTATGCCTTCGCCTATCATCTGCCTTAATTCGCTTTGTTCGCGTTCTAAGGCTTCTAACTTATCGTTGTAGTCCATTGTCTGAATATAAAAGAAGCCCCGAAAACAAAGTAAACGGGGCTTCCGGTTAATGAAAATGATGTTATCAATCCGGTATTAAGAAGAAACGGAAGCCGTAGAAGCTGAAACTTTGCCTACTGCCATTTTCTTTAACCCCGAAGTAGTGGGTTTCATAACAGTTCCCGTAACCTCAATAAGAAGCAAGCCCTTTTTGCTGAACTCGCCGTTAATTTTGGCTACAAGTTTCATACGTGGAACTTGGAACTTCAAACCTTTCTTCGGAAGGATGATAATAGATTCCTCTACGGTGTTTACCGCATCGGGATAACTCCAAACGTCGGAAGCTATTTCGCCCCCGAAAAGCCGTTTAAGTACGGGAAGGTCGGGGTTCATGATTGAGAAGGAAAAGGTTATTTTGCCCTGCTTCTCTACGGTTTCTACCGGGTCGTCTTCTTCCTCTGCGTAGAACTCGGTTACTTCCGGGTCTTCCTGCGACATTTTGCAGGTATCTTCGTAGGTAAGTCCGAATGCCGTATAGCCCGTTTCGGTAAAGTTCAAAGCCGTAGGTTCTCCCACCTTACCCAAAATCTTGGAAAGACCCAATGTTACTAATGTTGCCATACTGATAAAAATTTAATGAATATTCCAACTTATTCTAATGTTCCGGTAATGCTGGTTTACTTCAAGCTCTTTTATTACGATGTCGCTCTCTATCCAATATTCGAGGTCTGCAATGTTTTGCGCGTCCAAATAGGCTACAAGCGCGTCGCCGATGGTTCGCAAGCGTTCCCTATCTGCCTTGCGCTGTTCTTTACCCTTAATCCGCAGCTTCAAATCCTTCGCGTAAATATTCACGTTGGAAGTACCCGTTTGCGGTTTGTCGTGCGTTACCGTAATGGTGTTTATCACGATGTCTTCGGCTTCGCTGTCGTCCGGTCTTTCGCCTTGTGTGAAAACGCCGCCGTTTATAACAACTTTGCCGGAAGTGACCGCTTCCGAAACAATCTTAAAAAGAATGTCGTCCGTATCTATGCTGCTGCAATGTTTCATTTGAACGCGTCTTTAATGTTAGTAACTAAATCTGCAAGTTCCTTAGCTATGGCTTTTTCGGCTTGTTTCTCGGCGGAAGTAAGAACATCGCGCCCTTTGCTTTCCACGTGAACGGCGTAGTTCATTCCGGCTACTACAACCAGCGTATAACCGTCGGTATAGTTTTCGCCGATCTGCTGGGCTAAACGTTGTCCTTCGTGTACTCCGACGTGACCGCCCTTTACCGCTTCAAAGGCGATATTAACGGGCTTGCCGTCTTTGAAGACTACGTAGCCAATTGAAGACCGTAAGTTTCCGGTACGGTCTGTAAAACCGCGTTCCGGCGGTATGGTCTTCGCCATGCTTACGGCTTCTTCCCCTATACGGCAAAGGCTTTCTATTATCTGCCTTTCCACTTCAAGAAGGAAGGCTTTAAACATGCCGTCTATATCTCCCGTGAATTTCGCTTCTAAACCCATAGCCTGCAATGCAAACGCCCTTTATCGAATTTCAAGCACACGCCGGAAATCCTAATTATTCCCGAAATCTTAGCTTCTTCCATTGTTTCTTGGTTAAGCAACTGTGAAGGCTCTAACGGCTCATCCGCTACCGCTATTTCCATGCCTTCGGGTATGCGCTGCACGCCTTTAGGTATCTGTATTAGCGAAGCGAACGTAACAAACTTCCCGTTCGCGGCTTGTATCTGCGTACCCTTCCCGTTGGTTTCCTCGCGGCAAACGCTGTGTAGCGTCCATTCCGCGCCGGAAGCCTGCCAACTACCGTTAGCGTCCTGCACGGCTTCGCCGTTGCTTGTACGCTTGTATAGGTAATGCGGGTATTGTCTGCTTGCTACGTCCGTTACCATCTGTTACTTCTGTTTCTGACCTTCGGCGTAGTAACCGGGGTTATGCCCAATTCGCCGCAAGTCTGGTTATACCAAAACTTTATAGCTTCCCAGTTCCAACTTACGGAATACCCCCCTTCGCTGACGTTGGCAAGTGGTATGATAGTCCCAAATTCGGCGCAAAGCGCACGTTTGGCGGTTACTACATCTACCGCTTCTTCCGGGTTGGGGATTGTATTCTGCTGGTTGGCTAAAATTAGCTCCACGTCCGCGCTTTCAATGTCGAAACGCGCCGTAGTCCGGGTAAACCATTCTTTGTACGTCATAAGCTAAGTTATTAACCGGAAAGACCGCTAAGCCTTTCCGGTATCGGTTAGTGATTCCATGTGTTGCTGTCGGTAGCCATCAACCAAGAACGAGAAGAAGAAAGCCACGCCGGGAAAGCGTTTGCGATACCCATAGTAACCTCTTCCAAAGGTTCTTCGTTAGCGAACTTCTTTATAAGGGTGTGACCGTTCAAAGCCTTAATCGCTACTGAACCTTTTACGTTCATGTCTGCGGGCTTCTTCCAGTAAGTTTGTCCCAATACTTTGCTTTCTGTGAACAGTACCACGTTCTCGGTAAACGGGTTTCCGGTGTATCTGTCACCGTTGGGAAGTTCTACGGTAATATCTTGGTCAATCACAACAAGTTGCAAGCCCTTCAAGTAGGGAAGCGTTTTCATTGCGCTGTTTACTTGTTCAAGGCTTGGCGTTTGCTGGAGGTTCAAGGCGTTCACGGCGAAAGAAGCGCAGATTTTCTGTACTTCTGCGGTTTCCGCGAAAGTCGCGAACGTGTCAAGGGACATAAACGCGAATTTCAAAGATACGCCCTCTTTCTTCGCTGCCTTTACAACGTTCTTGAAGTCCTTAGATATAGGTTTCGCGGAAGCGGAAGTAGCCCAAGAAGCCGAGCCGGTTTGGAAGCCTAACTTTCTTTCGGCTGGGATTTGGTAATCTACATCGTATTCGCTGATTACTGAACCGTTGTTTTCGTTGGTAAGTGTAATCTTACCCAAAGAGATTTCCTGCAAAGCCATCCATTCCAAACGGGCGGCTACTGCCGTCCAGCAGAAATTAGTGTCTTCTGCCCATGCTTCAACCAATGCGCGAAGGTCGGGGTTCTGCGAAGTCATGGCTAACATTACTTCGTAGTCCGTAAGTTCGTCTTCGTTCTTGGTACGCTTTACGGCAATTTTCGGGATGTCCCCCTGCAAACGTGCAATCGCATCGCGGGTCTTTTTGTCAATTGTCGCCCCGCGTGCCACCAAGTCGGCGGCTATTTTAAGCCCTACCTGCGCTTCCAAAGCCTTCCATGTCAAGGTATAAGTTTCCTTCAACGGGAAAAGCGTAGGATAGTAGTAGGGCTTCAAATCGTAAGTATTAATCACGGCTTGCATATCTTTCTCTACAAGACCGCGCATTAAAGTCTTAATCATAACTTAGAGCCCAATTAAATTAAACTGATACCGGGTAAAGCGGCTTTAATGTCGTCGCTTACTGCCGGGATAACACTCTCTTTGAACTGCCCGATAGTAACCGCTGTTACAAAGTGGTTATTAAGGGCTTCCACGTCGTAGCTGTCGCCCGTCATGGCTTTAGGCACGTACTTGAACGCGCTTGTAGTGTCCGCGCTTTCAGCGGCGGCAAGTACAAGGGCTGCGCCTGCTGTGGCGGCTTCTCCTAAAGTAGTGCCTACGTTGATGGTGTCGTAAAGCGTTTCCGACGTGTTGATAGATGTAATCTTGTAAGCCTTTGCGCCTACCTTCAACATGATAAAATCGCCTACTTTGAAATGATGTCCTTTCGCCACCTTGTAGGCTTTTGTAGTGGCGGTAGCGTCTTCGGTAAGCCTTGCGGTCTTTACTACGTGGTAAAGCCCGGCAGCGTCTTTGCCGCCTAATGCCGTCCCTTCCTGCAAAATACCGCCCGCAACCAATTCGGAAGAGCAAACGGTAACGCCGTTAGGAATGTCCGCCAGCATGTGCGTACAAGCGTGTACTACACGTTTGTCCTGCTTTCTGTCTATCTTCAATCCCATTGTAAAGAATGAATTTACGGTTAAACTTCTTTGCCCGTTAAGGCTGTCTTACTCTCGGTTTGCGCTTTGATGTAGTCTGCTACGCCACTGCTTACGCCTTCTTTGTTCACGGCTCCAAAAATCGGCTTATCGTGTCCTTGCAGTCCTGCGTCTGCGCGTTCTTGCGCTAAGGCTGCGATGTCGCCTTTCGCTTCGGTCAAGTAGCTGTTGAAATCTTCGTCGCTCGCAAAGGTGTTAGCCCGGTCGAAGTTCTTTAACATCACGTCGCGGGTCTTTCCCTCAATCTTCGCGTTGTCCAATTCCGCTACAAATAGTTCACGTCGCGAAGCAGCCGCCTTATTTGCGTTAATCTCGGTAATGCTACTTTGCACGCCCGAAAGTTTTTCATCAATAAGTTTGCTGATCGCGTCAAGCGTTATCGCTCCGCCTGCTGGTGGCGTGGGTGGTGTCGGCGGTGTTTGCTTTCCCTTTTCCACAAAATCGTACTTTTCTTTCAGTCCGTTTTCGTAGGTTTGGTTCGCTTTGCTTATTTCCGCGTCTGCAACCTTACGCCAATCTGTTACGTACTGGCTAACTTTGTCGGCGGTAAGTTTATCTACAACTCCGTTAGCTTCTTCTATGGTAGCGACTTGTAAGCCGATAGCGGCTGCCAAATGCTGTAACCCGTCTTTGCGCACGCCTTGGAACTTTGCCACAAGTAGTGCTAAGATTTGTTCTTGTAATTCGTTCATAAACTATTTTGTTAAACCGAAGCAAAGGTAGCGTATTAAGGTAATACGGATTAAGAAATAGGAAGCAAACACTTCACCGAAACTTCCAATTTTGAAAAAGAGTAGGCGGTGAGAAATAGGCGTATAAAACCGCCGCATTGCCTGTTCATTTGCCCGACATTGAAATTAATTAGCTTCTGCGTGTGTTTAGTAGTCGGTAATACGGACGCGCTTTAAATCGCTTCATTTCCCCTTTGCGTTTTTCTCTCGCGCACACCATTAAGAAGAAGAGAAAGATAATTATTAAATCATATCATTACATATCATATCAATGTTGTTTTCGGTTGTTTTCGCTTGTTTTTTCAACCCTTCGGTTGTTCCGGTTGAAAAATCAACCGCCCGGTTGTTTTCGGTTGTTTTGGCTAATTGTATATTTTTTGTTTGCAATGTGCTAATTATTTGATAACTTTGCGCTTGTTATCGGGGAGAAATCCGGTAATGAATGGAAAGCGTTAGGTCTTTATATTTGAAAATCGCCAAATTAACAAATAACGAAAAGAGCCTTTTAACGCGCTGGTGTCGTATATCCATGCTTGATATATCGGCTAAGCGCGGCTATACGGTTTATTTTCGTTGGGCGTTTGGCGATGCCTCAAATATGTAAACCTATATAGTCCGCGCTTTCTTTATGTAGTAAAGTGTAATATCTGCTTCGGGCGGTGGGTGCAAAGTTAGCAAATAAAATGAAGAAGTTATTACTTTCCTTCCTACTACTTCCGGGTTTGTTGCTTTCCGGTTGTTCAAGCTCAAATAATGAACCCGAAGAAGAACCAAACTACCTTTCTACAACCGTCCGGGCTTCTGCCTTTTTTAGTGAAGTTGGGAGTATTGAACAACTGAATAGCGTTTATGTTGGGCGCACGTATTCTGTGAATTTTGCGCCGTTCTGTTTGTCTGACACTGAATTAATGAAAATTATAAACGGTTCTGTTGAAAAAGTTACCTACTACTTAAACACCCCCAACGTTGGAAATGAAGTAATCGGCGTTTCTACCACCCAGCCTTTTACTATCTCGTATTCTCCTAAGAAATCCGGGCAATGTACATTAAGCGTATCGTTTGACCTTTCAAGTAAAGACCATAACAAATGGGTTGAAGTTGAAAGTATTGTAGAAGTAATAGGCGCGGAATAATGGAAGTAGAAGCTATTTTGGGCTTTGTTTTGCTTGTGTGCTTTGTGCTGGCTCTTTTTATTGTTCTTACGGCTCGTATAGCAAGCGCAAGGCGGAACAGAGCTAAAAGGAAAGAAAAAGCCGAAGAACTAACCCGTATCTATGTTAATACTGCTATACAACGGTTGAAAATTTCCGGGCTTGAACGTCGAACGCGTTGGCTTGATGAAGATAGTAATTCATCGAAAAAAGAAGAAGGCGAATTAAAGTAATACGTTTGAGTAATTTTTGCTATTGCTTTTTCCGGTTGGTAATTCTTGGTAACGTTTGGTTATGGTCGTACCATTTGGGACGGTAACGCCTGCTATTGCATGGCTGCTATTGTCCCTTTTTTGTGCCCCTGCCTTTGGTCTTCAATTTTGGTTATCTCGAAACTAAGGTTTACTTTTGTGACTGATAAATAGTTATTTGTATGGAAGAGAAACAAATCACACCGGAAGAAGCCTTCTTTAGTGCTAAGGCTAATTTAGAACTTGCTATAACGGCGCAACTGAAAGAATTTGCCGCCAAGTTCTGTACGTCCGTAATCTTCAAAGGTTGCGTAGAGGTACAACCGTATGTATCTGAAACGGGGAAGGTTATAGATACGCGTATTTCTCATGTAGAAGTAGAAACTAAATATAGTCAAGGATGAAGCATATAATAACACCTACTGCAACTTCCAACGCTGAAAAGAAGCAATATTTAAACGCTAACGGCTGGTCTGAACGTTTGGTTGCTGATAATTGGATAAATAATGCAGATGCGGAAGCCGGGCGCGTAAATATCGAATGGGGCGGGCTTCGTCTTGATGAAGCGTACAACCGTTGTCGCTGGCAGATATTTAAAGGCGATTTTCTGCGTGTAATTAAGAAACAACCACTTAACAGTATTTCTATGAACCCGCAGAACGGGGCTTTCTCTTTGGAATGGTTGGAAGGCGGTAAGGTTTACCGGGTATCTGGTAGTTTTGACGGTTACGGCTTTAGGGTAGGTATGGAATGGAAAGAAGAAAAACCCGGCGTTAATATCTCTTTGTCGAAGCCGGAGTATATTAAGGCGGTAATGTTTCAAAAATGTGAAATCAATACGCCGGAACAATTTGTAGAACTATTTTATAACTCTTTTAAAAGGTATGGATGAAAATATGAACGTAGAAGAATTGGCTAACGGTTTTGTTAATGCTTTTAGTGATATGGCTAAAGCTGCTTCCGAATTTTGGGAAGCATGTAATATAGTTACCGATAGTATTAAAAAGCAAGTAGTTTCCATTCAATTGGCTTATATAGAAAAACTGACTGATAAAGTTAATAAGGCTTGTTTTCTTACTCGCTGGTACTATACCCGCAAACTGTATAAGGAAATAGGCAAACTTGATGAATTAGTTTCTTCCTTTTATCCGTCTGTTCCCGGAACGCCCCAACCATCCGAAGAACTGAATTAAAACACGTTGTTATGAAAACAAAAGAACTAAAAAACAAAACCGTATTTGATTTTTCCGACTATCCGGCTATTATTGAAGAAATAACCGGGATAAGTATTAAAGATAGTGATCGCGTGGAATATTATAAAAAAACATGTCATCCAATAAATAAAGCGCGTGATATTGAATACCTTGCTTATAAAATTGGCGATAAGCAATTAGAAGCGGCGGCGGCTTCTTTTGCTGTCAAATTGGAAAAGGAACGGGATGAAGAAAACGGTAAGGCTATGAAGAAAGGTTATATTATAGACTAAGGGGTAATATAGCCCCTTAGTTCATATATCCGTTTTGCTTTAGCCAATTTTCAAGCGTTGCCCGTCCGCAGCAACAGCATTTTAATATATTGTTTAAGTCTGATTTACTAACCTTCTTACCGTCTAAGCGTTTTAATCCACCATCTAACAAACCTTGTTTCAATCCGGTTAATTGGTCGGAATAAACTTCGTTATATAGATTTCTTTTTACCGTAGCTAATACTTTATTAGCGTCAAGCCCGAAGTTACTTATAACCCAATCGTAATTATTAACCATTGTATTATATCCGGTAGAATTACGGTTCGTAATAAATTCGGGATAAGGTGTTTTGGAACATCCTAATTTCTTGTAAAACTCCGGTAGGGTCTTACGTGATACAAATTCGTTTGCCAATTCCATATAACGCCGTTGCGTATCGGTAAGATACATATTTCCCGGTTTGTTCCTATTATGTGTAATCTCATGCCAAAAGGTAGCCATAGCGTCTGCTTCTCCTTTTGTTATGTCTGCCGAATGTCTTGTAGCTATCTTGGCTAATGCAGATTTTACCCCGGCTAATCTATCCGGCGTTAATGATAAACGCCCGTCCATGTACGTAAAACCGTTTACCCCCGTTCTTCTCGTTGGGGTTAGTTTTAAATCTCCGTTCTCAAACCATTTTTCGGTAAGTTCCTTGTTTATCTTTGCAAAGGTTTCATCTACTTGTATATCAGAAGTGTAGGCGGTTCTTAATGCCGGATGCGGGTTATCTCCGCCTTTGGCTACTTCCGCTTTAGCCTTCTGTAAATCTGTCTTAGCTTTTGATAATGCTTGTTGTAGCTTTGTGATGCAATCGCCGTAATAGTTTGAAGTATGTACTTCGTTAGCATTTATAATATTTGTGTATTCCTTTTGCAGATCGGCAAAGCCTTTCATGTCTTTTTCTATAAAATCCCGTAGGTCGCTTATAGCCCTAAGCCATTCACGCTTTCGTTGAAGTAGAACGTTATCCACTTTATCTATTTCTCCGGTTAATGCGGCTCTGTTACCAGAATTGCGCAAAGTGTCTAAAGAGGAAACATCCAAACCAAAGGAATACGCCCAACGCTTGTAATAAGCTATATCGCTGTCGAAATCCGTACATGGTTCTACGGTATTCATTGCTTTACTTGCTATTCCAGTCTTCAACCCGCCGCTAATCTTTCCGCCGTTGAAGTTATCGCGAATATAATAAGGCATAGACTTCCAGCCCTTCGCACGTTCTTCAATGCTACTGATGTAATCCCGAAAGGCTTTAGGTACGTCCTTAACTGTCCGTCGTGAAGGAAGGCTTTTATACTGTGCGCCCTTAACAATCGCTTTTAGCCTGTTAGCCCGGTTCTTGTTGTATTCGTCGTAATCCGCCATGATGGGAACGGCGAAACAGCGGCATTGTGGATGCCACCCTACGAATTTGAATGTTTTCGGGTAATCCCCTGCCAACGTGTCGCAAATATCCACGAACGGAACGGGTTCGCCTTTGGAGTTCTTTATAGTGTGGTTGTTGCTAAGCATTACACGAATACCCACAATAAAATCAAGCTGTTGCCATCGTAAGTATTCGCTTTCCCGGTACGCCATGTTTATTTCGGTGCGTGTCAATCGCTGGGCGTTCTTTGCTGAAGAACGGTAAACACCTTGTCCGGGGTGGTACATCTTTGCCGCCTTACTTAGTCGCAGGTTGCCGCCTTTATCGCGTACTCGCCTATAAAGTCGGTCGGGTTCATTCAAGTATTGTCGTAAATCACGGCTTAATTGCTGTGCGCTTTTTCCTTCCCCTAATCCTACGTCTATGCCCAATTCCATAGCGTCTTTTAATTCTTCGGCATACTTCCAAACCCTTTGGCTAAGGTTCAAACCGTTTTCTTTACGTTTCTGAAATGCACTAAGGGCTTCAAGGTTACGCGCTTGGTAACGTTCGGCTTCTTCTTTGGTTAGTTTGGAAGTCCGAAGTATGGAAGCTAAAAAAGCGTCGTTCTTCTGACATGCTGCCAGCCATTCGGAGCGTTGCCCGGAAGTAACTACGGCTTCAATCTTTCCGGCAAGTCGGGTAACAATGCCGCGCGCCTGCTTCTTGGCTTTCGGGAAGTCGTCAAAGTTAAACGTTCCACCAGCCGGAAGGTTAATCTTTCCCGCAAGGCTGGCAAATTCATCCGCCGCCGTTTGGTATAGCTTGGCTACTTGCTTTGCGTAGCGTTCGGTTCTTGTGTAGTGTTTCGCGTCAAATCCACGAAGCTGTATTATAAGCTGGTTTTCTTTTGCCATAGTTATTTTCTTGAAAAATCGCGTTTAAGCGCGTTTCTTTCCTTTTGCGTTAGTTTGTATGTCCGAAAGGTAGAAACGCGCACAAATCAAAGAAAAGCGTATTATTTTAATACGTAGCTAAAGCTAAATAGTCGGTTCGTTCTGATAATAGCTATTTTCCCGATCTTCTTCGTTAATTATAGCCTTTTCTTCTTCGTCCACGTTATCCGCCCATCCCAAACGCTGAATAGTGGCGCGTCGGCTTGCAATCTGCTTGTTTCCGTTTGCTGATGTAAGAATGTTTATCTTACTAAGTTCGTCTTCGATGATGTAAGGTACTATTTCGGGTTCTATTATTAAATTGTCGCAAGCCTTAGACCATTCCAAATGCGCTTGTTTGAAGAAGGCTTTTAGTACATTTACCCTTCGCTGCAAATAGTCTGAAAATATTTCGCTTTTATCCTGCACCTTTAAATGTGCGTCCATGAAAAGGAGTTGTAAGGCTACGCCGGAAATAGCACCTATTCCTTTGACGGTATCAAACGAAATGTCGGGCGTTTGCGTAATGGTGTAAATCATGCGCAGGAGCGTTTCTATTTCCAGCTTAACACTTTCGGGCGCGTTTTGCCATGCCAAATATTGCGCGGTAGCCCCGTTTTCCCCTTCAATGATAGCCCCAGCTTCCCCTTTCCGGGTAAATCCTATAACCTTTCCTTGTACGAAAATCTTAGGGCTGGCGTGGTAGTCGTTCGTGTCGGCGAAGTTGGAAAGCAACTTTTCCAATCGGTCTATAAGGCTTTGAACGTCTTCCCATTCTACTTGTGGCTGGCAGGCATAAATAACGGGTATCTTTCCTATTGTTAATTCTTTCGGGAAGCCTTCTACCAGAGTCCATTTTTTACCCGCTACTTCCCCGTCCAAACCGTCGCAACACCATAAATAATGTTTGTCTTTCGTATAGGTTTCAAAGTAGGTACGTGTAATCATATCCCGGTCTTTGCGCGTAAATTGGCGACTAAACGCAACCATATCGCGCGTGTCGTCAAAGTAGGGGTAAAGCCTATCGCCAAACATCGGGCTGAATATGGCTACCTTAAATTTTTTCGTAGTTTTGAAGCCGTAGGTTTCGTGTTCAGGTACTTCTACCGGATACCAAAGTTCGGCTACTTCTGTCATGCTGTAAAGGCTTCGCGCTATCCGCCTGTTAAGTGTCTTTTCCTTAACGTCGTGGAAGGCTCGGTTTATAGCCTTCAAAAGAGCTTTTTCGTCTTCCCCTTCCGGGTTACTTCCGTAAGTAACCGGGTTTCCGAACGTGAAAGCTACGGCACGTTTTACTATCAACTTTTGAATAGCCAATGCTATACGCGCTACGGGTTCTATTCTAAACCCTTGTTCCGTAGTCTGTTCTACGTTCGGGTTCACGTTTTTGACTTCGCCGTATTCGTCGCTGTCCTTATCAATTACTACAAGTTTGTCCGGTCGCTTTTGCGTGTCATTTATATCGTGCATCTTAGGGTCGTACTGCGCGACGTGTTCCTTTGTGTTCGGTTCTACGCTCAAACGTCCGTTTCTCAATTCACTAACGACTTTGCTAATGTCTTCGCTTTGTAATAGTTCTTCTATTGTCATAGCTGTAAATTTTTAAGTTATCGAAATATTCTATTAAGTTTTTGGGGCTGGCTTCCGCGTTTCTCTATCGTTCCCGTCAATGCGTCCGGCGCGTCGTCGTGTGCGTTCTTTCCGGTCTTCTTGTATTGGGTTATCGCTTTATAGAACTGCGGGAAAAGATGTTCCCAACCTTTCGGGAAGTAAGTAAGGTTCTGCACTTCCGCCGAGTGGTTGAATATGCGCACTTCCTTGTTTTCTGATTGGTGGAACCACGTAAAGGAAGTTTCCCGGTTGCCTAATATGCGGCATTGCGCTTCAACGTTCCGGGAAAAGCCGCGCCCGCCATTGTTGCTTTCTATTATTGCTTCTTCTACCTTGTACTTGGTAAGCCTGCGCGCTGTTTCCGGTTCGGTTGTTTCCATTGCTGCCTGTGTATAGTACACGTCAATTATGAAGTTTCCTATTTCCGTTTCAAGGTAAATAATACAGCAAAGAAAGTCCGCGCCCGTATCTGCCGTATCTATGTAAGCTTTAATCTTTCGCTTCCGGGTAACGGGCTGTACCTCGTAAGTCTTAAATTCACGTTCGTACATAAGCCCGGTTAATGGTGTCGGGTTCTGCATGTACTGGGTATCAAAAACGTAAACGTTCTTCTCGCGAAGGTTATAGAGTTCTTGTAGTGTATGCTTGAACTCCCATAACGCGTGTTCTTTTCCGTCTTCGCCCGTTTCTATTACCGGAAGGCTTAATACCGTCCATTCGTCCGGTTCAAGGCGTTGCAGATAACCGCAAAGGTCGTCTTCGTCCAACCTTTGCATAATAATTATTATCGGGGTCTTGCGGCTGTTTACGCGGTTTCGTATCGTTGTTTCAAACTTGTTGTTCACTTTCTCGCGGACTTGTGCGCTACGCGCGTCGTCCGGCTTTATGGGGTCGTCTATAATAATTGCGCCGCCGAAGCCGTCAGCGTTCAACCCATCAAGTTCTTCAACTTCTTTTGCCAATTCGTCGTTTTCTTCTTCATCAACCAACCCCGCGCCGAAGCCCGTAACCTGCCCAGCGGAAGAAACGGCATACAAGCCGCCGCCCTCAGTCGTGTACCACTTCTTTGTATTGGTGGAAGTCGGTATAGTAGCCGGAAAAATGCGTCTGTATTCCGGTTCGTTTATAATATCCTGCACGCCGCGCGAGTTGTCGCGGGCTAAGTCGTCGGAATAGGAAAGATGAATAAACTTAGCCTTCGGGTTTATAGCCAACCCTTCCGCTATGAAGTTCTTAACCGCTAATTCGGTCTTTCCGTATCGCGGCGCAATGTTTATGATAAGGCGCGTAATTTCCCCACAAAGCACTTTATCAAGCGCGGCAGCTATTTCCCTATGATGTTTGCCTATAACAAACTTTCGCTTCTGCCTAATCTTGAAGAAGTACCGCGTAAAGTTTAACGTTCCCTGCAAAACAAAGGTACGTATTACGTCTATATCCCTTATCCCTTTAGCACTCACTATCCAACTTTTTAAATAGTTCCTTAGCTTCTTCTTTCGTCAATGTACGGGCGGGCGGTATAAGGTCTTTGCCGTCCTTCCCGGTAACTTCCGCGTTTTGTCGGTTGCGCCAGCGTTCCGGTTCTGCGTTGGTAAGCGTGAATATTATCGCCGCTGTGTCCGGCTGGAAATGCTTATCTACTGTTTTTTGCTCCTTTATACGCGGTATTTCCTTCCCGTTTACATCGAACTTTCCGCTTCCTACGGTTACTATGTGCTTTTCCTGCACCGTATAGCCTTGTATCTTTTTTAAAAGGCTTCGTTTTGCTTCTGTGGCAAAGAAGGCTAAACGTTTATCTTCTGCCTTTTCTAATGCTTCGCAAAACTCGCTTTTATCATTCTTCCAACGGTAGAAGGTCGCTTCGTCAATGCCAACGGCGCGGCAAAGTTCCGGGACGCTGTAAGTGTCCTTTGCTACAAGTTCACAAATACGCTCTACTATTTTGGGCGTGTATTTGGTCTTTCTGCCTTTCTTTGCCGTATTATTGTTACCTTCTTTAGAGTTCATGGCTTACGTTGTTATTGTGGTAATTCGTCGCTTATATGAAGTTCCCCGAAATCTTCTTTAATGTTTTTCGGGTCGCCTTTGTAGAATACTAATACATCATCATGCAGGTTGCTATTTTCCCGGCTCTTGTTGAATATTTCCAACGCTTTTTTAACCTGCAATTCTTCAAAACTATCTATTGTTTCTTCTACGCTGCCTTTACAGAAGACTAACACGTTTTGATGAACCTTTCCTACCTTGCGCGTACCGTTAAACTGCCGCCGCACCCTTATTGCAAGGCTGGTTATTTGGTTTACAAGGATAAGGGAATTGTAATAATGAAGACCGCACCCCGTAAACGCTTCTATTGTGTGGCTTACAAAGTTTCTGTAAATGCCCTTCTTATCCCGTATATCCCCGACTACAAAAACCGCGAAACGGTTATTCTTCAACCGGGAGCAGGATTGTTTTATAATACGTTTGTACGCTTCAATGAATTGCGCATAGTCCATGTTTGAAATATCGCGCGGATCATTGCTATATACTTCCAAATCCGCGTAGGGTGGGCAGGAGAAAATCATATCGAAATCGCCACTTATCCCATTCGTGCTAAGAACGTCTTCAAGCTGGGAACTATCGCCTACCGTCCATTGGGGAAAGAATGGGTAGCTTATGCCTAACACCTCTTCCGCGTTTGCTTTGTTGGCTCTAATTTGGGCTTCGCTTAAATCATTGCCGACGTAAGGCATGTTCAACTTTGCCGCTACTATACCGCGAACGCTGCCCCCAGCGAACGGGTCTAATATCCGCCCGCCTTCAATGTTGAACCAACGGTAAGAAAGTTCGGTTAATACCGGGTCGAATATACTTGTAGTAGTCATTGTTTTAAGCCCTAAACGCTCCATTTCCGCTATCACTTCTTCCGTCTGTGGTTCTCTACCTAAAGTTTCGCGTAATGCGTTCTTGGTATCGTAAAATATTGGCGGTTGCGCTGTCTTTGCAAAAGTCAAATCTTCGCTTCTACCTTCGTCGCTTTTTATGCCTATTTCCAGCCATGCCCGGCGGCGTTCCTGCCATTCGGCGGTACGGGTATTCAAGACAGAAAACGGCGGCAAAATAAAGTCGTCTTTAAGGCGTTTAAGTTGTTTTTCCGGATTTTCATCCCCTTCGCTGTCTTCTCCAAAATCTACCGGAACACCCCATGCTTCGTTATCTATACCGAAATCTTCTTTTGCCTTAGCTATGGCTTCTTCGTCCCAATCAAGATTAGCGGCGGCTGTCGCGTTGTCTGCTAACGCAAGTTCGCGCCCTTCCTTTGTATCTAAGTCTATATCGTTGCGCTTTACGGCTACAAGTTCGTTTCCGGTTGTTTCTATTATAATAACATCTTCCATGCCTGCACTTGCAAAGCCTTCGGTAGTTTTGTTTCCTGCTATAATCTTGTTGTTTTTGTCGAGCAGAATTGAACGCCCCGCGCCGAATGTGCGCAGGCTTTTTTCTATCATGCTTTGCCCGAACTGCGTACCCTTGTTGAAATTCAAGTCGTCCGGTATAAGGTCTTCTATTTTTGTCTTTTTAATCTTTGCCATATCAAATCGTTTTTAATAAAAAAGGGCGTGGTCTTTTACGCCGCGCCCCGCTTCGGCTCTTAGCCGTTGCTATCAGCTATATGATGCTTTTGTAAAGCCTGAATAAACAAACCAACAACGGCGGTAACGCGACCCGGCGAACAATCCCCGTTATTGCCCTCGTTTTGGTTTTGCTGCAAAAATAAAAGGTTTAGCGTATTAAAGTGATACGCTAAACCCTAAAATACTTCGCCAAAACTTCACGCTCCCTACTTTTTCGGGAATAAGTAACTTATTACTTCCTTTCTGAAATCATCGAAAGAACGGCAAATAACATACTTGTTTCCGGCGGCTTCCGCTGCCTTCTGCCATTGCTTTTGTGTTTCGCGCTGTGTACTGCCTTTTTCTTCGGTCTTGAACTCAATACAAAGGGAAGCAAAGCCGCCCGAAGGTTTTAACAGTATCATGTCGGCTACCCCGGCGGTAACACCTTCGCCCTTCAATATCCCGGCTTCCCGTTTGTTCCGCGCTCCGCCGTTGGGTACTGCAAAAAGTAGTAATCCAATTTCCGGGAACTGCAAACGGAACCACTTAACGCAACTTTGTTGTATTTGGCTTTCTATGTGCCTGGACTTTTTTCGGGTAGTGGTCTTGTTGGCTATTGCCTTCATTTCCTCAAATGTCATTTCCCGCCGCTTTTTCGTTAGCCTTTTCCGCTGCTTTCCGGGCGCGTTCCTGCTGGTTAAGGAAAACAACCCGTCGGGCGGCTTCAAAAACAATGTTCGCTACTACATCGCGTTGCCCGCGTGGTAGTCGGCTTTCCTTGTTGGCTATCTTCGGGAACTCTGAAAGGATGAAGGAAAGCGAAAGGTTGCCTTCGTCCATCAACCGGATAACCGGGGAAGATTTTAACTGTGCCCCGCCTATCTGTACATTTCTGCGGGCTTCTCTTGTTTCTGTTATAATGTTTTCTACCTGCGTATTGAATTTCTTATCTTCCAATATACGCGCGTCAATCTCTACATTAACCATAATGCTAATTTTTATTTTTACGTTTTACATCAATCCAAGCCGTCACTATTGCGCTGGCAAAATTTACAATGCTGACTACTACAAGTATTCTTGTAAGCCAATCTATTTTTGCTTCGTTAGCCAACAAGCACGCAATAAGCGAAAGCCAGAATGTTATTTCCTCAAATTGGTAACTTTTCATCGAATAGCCTTTAATCGTTACTACTACGGTTTAATAAATCTTCGTCAAAAGCCCCGAAAAGCGAAGTTTGCCGGGCTTTTTCCTTCTCGCTTAGAAGTTGTTCTACCCGCTTTATTTCCGCGTCTATTTCGGCTTCTAATTGCTTCGATTTGCTTAGCGCGGAAGGTGCGCGGAAACGGAAGTACTCTTTTTGTGCCTTCCGCATCTCTACAACTTTGTCGTAAAACTCCTTTGGGGTCATAGCTGTGCAAATAAATTTTGTTGTATTCCCTTCTTCGCGGTTCTTGCGTAAATCGGGCATTTGCCCCGATAGGCGCAAGCACCTAACTTGGCTTCGTTAAATCGTTGTTCCCAAAGTTCCGCATAGGCTTCCGTTCCCGGTTCTGCTTCTGTATTTAAGAAGGCTAACAACTTCATGCAGAAAAAACCGCGTTCTTTGGTCTTTTCGCCGTATATCTCTACCAAGCCGTTACCGTTTACTTTCATTTCCCTGCTATTTTTTGTTCCACCTTTGTTCTTAATCTCGCTTCTGCATTGGCTACGTTCTTTCTCGCACGTTCCAGCTTTTTCCGAACCTTAACTAACTGCGGGTCGTTGGTTTCGTCAAAGAATAAATTATCTTTATTTGCTTCGATGTAGTCTTTTATCCTATTCTCTTGCAAAGTTATCCGCCCCTTTAATGCGGTTAGTCTTGATAAATCGGAATTAAAACCGTATGCTTCTCCGCTTGTTTTATCGTAAAAAGATAATGTTTCATAGATATGCGCTCGCGGGTTTTCACACGTTAATTTAGCCATGCGCCAATTTATAACCCACCGCCAACGCTGTAAAATTTCGCGGGGCATATCGTAACGGTGTAATACAATTTCTTCGCCGTTTACTTTCTTGCAAATGCGAAGTACGCAATACACTTTTACGCCTAATTCCCGTTCTGCCTTTGCGTACGCTCTTACGATTTCCTCCCAGCTTTTGCCTATGTCTGTTTCTTGTGCCATAAGCTAATATCTGAATGTTGTAAACTGAATAATAGCAAAGGTTAGCGCGGTTTCCTGTGCTTTATCGAATACTGGGATAAACCATGCTGCAAACTCCGAAGGTGTCAGCCCGTCGTTACGTGCCAAATCTTCCAACTTAACCGGGTGTCCTTCAACTTCTGCGGTAAAGTTTAAGCCGTTCCTTCGTAATATTAAAGGCTGAACTATGCACATATTAGCCGGAACTTCTAAAATACTTTCCTGCGGGCTTCTATACGGTTTGTCCGCCCATTGTCGTAGGCATAACGTACCGCTTTTTTCCTGCAAGGCGGTTATTTTTTTCTTCCAATACTCATAATTGCATCGGCATGTGTGCCGCTTTTGACCGTTAAGAACCTTTGCCTTAAAATCGGTTGCTTCGCCTGCCCGGAAATGTGCCGGGAAGAACTTCTTACTTAATAATACTACTGCTTTCATTATCGGTCTGTTGGGTTGCGTCGGGCTGTATGAATAAATCCGACTTGTTTATAGTTATAAAAATGGGTTGCAACGGTTGGTTGAAGGTTAGAAGGCTTACCCATAATTCGCCCGTTTCGGCTATTTTTTTTCGTTCTGCTTCGTCCAATTCAAAACAGAAATAGCCTGCCCTTCTTTCGTCTTATGTGCTGGTAATGGCTTGTATTCGGGTTGTCCCTCGCCGTAAACTACGTTTGCTTCTTGAAATTTTTTTGGTTTCATTGTCTTACTACTTTTAAAGTTTGTATAGTTCTTTATTGTCCTTGTTTTTCAGAATGGGTTGATATATATTTCTGTTCTGTTTTCATCAATATATCAACCAACTTATGTTCTTCAAGAAAATGCGCCTTATCTTCATCTGTAGAGCATGAATGGAACTGACTTAAATAACCTTGTGTCGTCGCTTTTAAAATAGTCTGTAAATCGTTGTTTTCCCAACAATATGGACAAACGTAGAACACCCCGTATTTATCGGTAATGTCTATATGTTCATGACCGCAAACCGACCAAGGCAAATTACAAATCCCGCAACAACTTTCAGAACGGTAAATTTGCTTATAGGCTGAAACTACAAAAGGCAATCTTTTTATTTCTTCTTTTCTATTCATTTTTCTGTTAGCTGAATGTTTTTAAAAAGGAAGATCATCTTTTTCGTTTTCCGGTGGAAACGGCGAAGCACTTCCCGCCGGGGTATAGATTGGCGGCGTGCTGGTAGTAGCTGGCTGTTGCTGCTCGTTTTGTGTTTCCTGCTTACTGCCTAATAGTTGAAGTTCACGCACGAGGCAATTAACGCCCGCTTGTACTCCGTTCCCGGAATTGAATGTTTTAACGGGAAGGCTACCGCGTACATATACCTGCGTTCCTTTCTTCAAATAAGTTACTACGGAACTTTCACCGGGTTTCAAGCAGCTAACCCACGTTGTACGGCTGTGTTGGTTGCCCTGCCTGTCTTTATAACGTTCTGTACTCGCAACGTTGAAAGCTATAAACTTTTGCCCGTTGAACTCTTTAATTTCCGCATCGTTGCCGATGTTTCCTATTACTGTTACTGCTAACATAAATGTTTAATTTTATGGTTAATATATTCTTTCCATTCCGGGGTTATAACGTCCATCACGTCTTTGCCCGGATTATTTTCTTGCCAAACTCGTGCTTCCCTTACCATTTCGTTTGCAACCTCGATAGGGGTTCCTAACCCGGTTACGTCCATCAAAAAGCTACAATCCGGTATAGGTACTATTTCCTTTATGAAATCAAATGTCAGTTGCTCCATGCTGTTTTTCTTATCCTATTGCGCTATAATAGGCTACGTGTAGTACGTCGTACTGCTTTCCTACTATCGCAAATTGAAAATTACTATCTGCGCTCGGTTGAACGTTGGGAATGTTTATAAATTCGTAAGTGTACCCTTCAATGGTATAAGCGGCTATTTCCCGGTTGCTTTTAGCGAAGGCTGTTAAGCTGCTTATCAATAGCTTGTAATAGTCTTCCCCGAAAGCCTTTATTAGCTTGCTTTTATTTCTTAGTGTAAATCTCATATTAACGAACCGTCTTATTTTAATACGTCCTTTGGAACACTTAACTTTTTACTCAATAGGGTAGCAACCTTTTCGGCTGCTGCGCGAAACTCCTTGTTATACTTATATTCGCTATCGTACCGCCGAAGGTAATAACATATCGTACTTTGGTCGTGTAAGGTTTCTTCCGCTATACGTTGGGTATTCTCGCCGCGTTTTTTGCAATGATGCGCGTAAATCATCCGGGCGTAAACGTGCCAGCGGTTACGGCTGTCTTCTGAAATGGAAGCGAAGCTAACCCCCATAGCGGTAAGTATAGCCGTCTTTATATCCCGGTGTTTGGGTGGTTTCTCATAGTTTATAATCAGTCCCAAACCTTCGGCTATATATAGTTCCAGCCCTGCGCCCGTGCTGCGCTCCCAATTAGAAAGCATATAAATCGCGTCGCAATCGAGCAAAAGGCGAATATCCACCTTCATTTGTTCGTTCCAGCGCGAACCCGGCTTTAATTCGTACCGCAATGGGTTTACAACCTCGTAACCCTTTGCTTTTAGTTCCGCTTCCGCTTTGCTGAACTTTTCCACATATTCGGCTACCGGAAGCCCGGTTATTTGCCCGCTTATATATACTTTATGCTTCTTCATGTCTTTTAATCGTTTTTTTGCCCGTTAAGGCGTTATTATATTGTTTCCCTTACATCTTACCGTCTGAAATACGATAGTTGAATATCGGGGTTCATTTGTACGGCTATCGCGGTGTTAGCTTTGTTAGTCTTGGTCGGTAACTTGAATTATCGAAGCCTATAAGGTCGAACATCTCTACAAATCGGTCGGCTACACGAACCCCGTAACGCTTGGCTATATCTTCGTCGCCTTCCAAGTTTGAGGTTATAATCGTGAATAACTGGCGGTCGTAACGGTGGTATAGCAAATCTACCAACGGGCTAACCTCGTTTCCCCAAACCTTTAGGCTTGCTGGTTCCGTCCCTACGTCGTCGATGCAAAGAAGCTCGGTATTTTTCAAGTCCGCTAAAAGTTCCTGCTTTTCCCCCTTCGCTGCTTCCGTAAGTGCGGAAGCCGGAATAAAGGAAACGCCTTTACGTTCAAACGATATATCGCTATGGTAAATCGTATTTATTAGCTGGGAAATTGCACGCGCTAATGTTGTCTTTCCGCATCCGGGTGTTCCGTACATGAATAACCCCGGTTTCATGCTTTCGCCAACGAGCCAACGCGCCGCCATTGTAAGATGCTGCCTTGTCGCTTCGTCTTCTTGGTAAGAATAGCCCCGGTTTTCAACTTGGAAACGGTAACATTCGCGTAGCATGGCGGGTACGTCCTGCGTATAACGGTCAATCTTAAAGCGTGCTACGGCGGGGCTTCTTTTGCGTAGCAGGTTCGCAAATGCCACTATGTCTATCCGTTGTATCGGTTGCTCCTGCTTTTTGTTCTCTGTTGTTCCCATTGTCTTTCCTTATTTTAATTCTTAGATGATTAATCAAATGCCGCGCCCATTCGGTATAATTTATGTGGGTATCTCCGGTTAGTTCCCATTCGTCTATAACTTCTTCGGCTTCCTTGCGCAATCGTTCGGGAGTGACATAAAGCTGCATGCAAATGGTTTCTATCTGCGCCCTTTTGTTTTCGCTGAAAAATTCGGTTAGAAACTTACTGTTTTCGGTTTCCTTGCCGTTTATGTTTTTTTTCTCGCGCACGCCATCAAGAGAAAGAAGAGAAGGAGAATTATTATTAATCATATCAACATCATTACATATCATATCAATGTTGTTTTCGGTTGTTTTCGCTTGTTTTTTCAACCCTTCGGTTGTTTCGGTTGAAAAATCAACCGCTCGGTTGTTTGGGTTGTTTTGGCTTGTTTCCTCGGTTTCCGTATTCTTTTTCTTCTTTCGTGCGTTCTGATTACCTTTAGGCGCGCCCCCTAATTTGCCGTTAGCTTTATTCAACTGCACTGTTTCCGCGTAACGCTTGTTATCAGCTTCAAGACGTTTTCGGATGGGTGCAAATGCTATCCTAACGGTTTTGTTCGCCGTCATTGCTTCCAAATCTTCCTCAGCCTTCGTCCGTATAGCTTCGTTTTCGCTCTCTAATTGGTTATAGGCTCTAATCGCGCGGAACAACATAGCCGTTTCTTCGTCGTCAAGTTCATCAAGCACTGAAAGCAAATCCATATATAATACGAATGAATTTTTATCGCCCATGATAGGTATATTTTAGGGACACGCCCGAAGGCGCGCCCCGGTTAGTTAATAACTTTCTTCTTGTTCTTTGTATGCCAAACAAAAGGCTTTTTCTACAATCGCGTTGCAAGCGAAAGGCGAAGCCGCAAGTATGGAAATATCCACTACCTTACATTCTTCGTTTTCTTTTTCTATACGCTCTTTTATCTTGCTGTTTATCCATGCGGTAATAACGACCTTAGCCGTATCCACGTCGCGTGTTTTTACAACAAAATCGTAGTTCTGCTTATTCGGTTCTTCTTCGTCTTCCGATTGTATTACTACGTCGGCTTCAACCTTGTAATACTTCGTATCGTTGCGCTGATCTTCCCCGTCGTTGCTTTCTTCGCCTTCTTCGTTTGCGCCTTCCTGCGCTTCAACGTGTTTCCGCAGGCGGTCGTTAAGAATTATAATCCTATCCATCAACTTTATGCCCACTATGTCGAACGGCTGGGTAAAATTCAATTCTATATAGTCGGTCGCAACCTCATAGGCTTTTATTATGTTTTGCGCCTGCAATATGAAGTTATGCCGCTTACCGCCAATGGTAGCGGAAATCTTGAACGGGTAAAGGCTGGTTCGCTTGTTTTCGTAAGCGAGTCTTCGTTGGTTGCTTACTTCCACTTCTTTAACGTCTTCGCTTTGCAGATAGAAATTTATCTCGGTCGCCAAATCGTTATCTATATATTTCCCGCGCTCAAACAGAATTTCGTTGCGCTCAATAGTTACAACCTCTCCCGTATCATCGTCCACAAAGTCCTCGTTCCATGTGCGCAAAACATTTGTCGCTAAGTATTTTCCTATTATCCGGCGTATGTCCGAAGTTTTGAAGCGTACTTCGTCTTTCCGGGTCTGTATTTTTTCGTTCTGTTTCATATCCTATCCGCGTTAAAGTCTTTTGAGGGTTTGAAAACAACAACCTTACGGGCTGGAACTAATAGGGTTTCGCCCGTATTTATGTTCCGGGCTGGTTTCGCCTTGCGTTGCTTCGTTTGGAAAGTACCGAATCCGCGAATAGTTACCGTATCGCCGCCCGTCACTTCGTCCCGAATAACATCAAATGTACGTTCTAATACTTCCTTTACTTGATAGCTGTTTAATCCGGTCTGTTCCGCTACCGAGTTCACTAATTCCTGCTTTGTCATAGCTTCTCAATTAAAATTTGTTCGTATAAGTCTGTAAATTGGTTGCCCGCGTACCGTGCCAAACGTGAAGCGTAGAAGCAAAGCCGAGAGCCGATAGACGCAGACGTAGACGAAGCCGCGGGATTCGTATGCGCGTACGAAAGCCCGGCAGAACCTTTGCCTTTCGCGTTTTCTTGTATATAGAAGTAAGGGTAGTATTTGTATTGGTCGGTATTGTTCCAATCCGGTTTCCAGCCTTCGTTAAGTGCTGCGGCAATAGTTTCCAATTTGCGGCGTGCTATTTCGTCCGATCTGAAGCCTTGCGCCTTCGCGTTTTGTTCGTTTATCGGTTCTACGCCTAATACCTTACATGCGTCTTCGTAGGTCTTTACCCGGTCGGTTATTTCCTCGTAGTCTTCTTCCTTGTAGAAGTAATCGAAAATACTACCGTTCCCTTCGTCTTCGGTAAGTTTCTTTACGGTGTCTTGCGCTTCTTCTACGTTGTCGTATCTGCCTTGTAAATTCTCGTTCCCGTTCTCTTTTCTGTATAAACAAATCTTTTTCATGTCACTAAAATTTAAATATTAAAATAATGTTCCCTGCTTGGGCTTGTGCGCGTCTTCGTAAAGTATGCGCCTTTGCCTTGCGATACTCAACCGTACTGCTTTTATAGCTTCTTCACGTCCTTTCAGGCTTTCTTCGTATTCCAAAAGTTCGCTTTCGGTCGTAGCTAAGAAATAGCCTTCGGAAGTTGCTATAAGTCCCGGTAGAAGGTCGTTTGTACGAATGTGGTTTATTATCTTCCTTAGCCGTGCCGCGTCTATCTTGTAGCTGTCACGTAACCGGGAAATAATATACTTATTCGTTACCGCGTTGGCTTTGCCTATCTTGGTTTTCAAGCCTTCAAGAATAATCGGAAGTATTACTTTCCTTTCGTATTCTGTCAGCGGTTGCGTTTCTTCTGAAAACCCTTTAATCATAGTGCTTGCAATTAAAAAGGTGTTTTGTTGAAACTAATCCGTAGTCCGGGTTTTGCGACGTGTACCGTTTTTCCGGTGGCTTTTGCTATTCCGTCCCGGAAGGCTACCGCGTCGCCGTTCCCTTCGCTTATATGTATCAATACTATGTTATTAACCCGTGTTAGGTCGTTAGCCTTCAACGCGTCCAAACAAGTATAGTAGCTTAAATGGCTTCTCCGTACTCGTTCTTTCAATACTTCCGGTATATAACCTTCTGTTACATTGCGTTCCAATATATCCGGGTCGTAGTTGCATTCAATTAATATGTTGTTCAACCCGGCAAATGTACAAGGCAAATAGAAAGTATCGGTAGCGAACAATACGCCGCCCGTTTCTTCATGCCAGACGTAGAAGCCCAACGGTTCGCGGCTGTCGTGCTTCGTGGGAAAGGGAATGATAGTAAAACCGCCCAGCCGTAAATGCTGGTAACTTCCGTTTTCCATCCTTATGTGGGTCGGTCGCCAGCAAGAATTAATCTTAGCGGCTTCTATCGTGCCTTTGGAAGCGTAAACCGGAACAACGTAGTTTAAAACCTCATTAATACGCCCGGCATGGTCGCCATGTTCATGGGTAATGAGGCAGCCTACTATTTTCTTTACGTTGTTGCCCAACGCTGCTAATACCTTCTTGAATGGTATTCCAGCTTCAAGTAGAAGGGCTTCGCCCGCGTTTTGCAAAACGTAGGCGTTACCCTCTGAACTTGAACCTAATACGGTTAATTCCATATTTAGAACAATGGTTTAGCGTTATTACTTCCGCGACCTTCCCGTGCTTGCGGCGGGTTAGCTGGCTCGCTTTGCGCCGTTTGTCCCTGCTGGGCTTGTATGGGTTGCCCGTCGATAACTCCAATAGTAGGCGCGGCATTCGCTTCTTCTTTTATTTCTTCGGCTACCGCATCCACTATCGGTACGCTGCTTTGTTCGTCTGCATCGCCGAAGTCGCACCCCGTAATGTACTCGTATAGGGCTTTCTTAGCCTTTCTTTCGGCTTTTCCGCGCAGTTGGTCGTGGCTGCTGTAATCATCCTTCTTTACGGTTGCAATAATGCTAAAGCCGTTTTTTTCTCCGTTATACTCATAGTTTATTTTGCAAGGTATTTCGGCGAAGTTCTGCGTTTGCCCCTTGTCGTATGAGGTATCAATGAAGTATTTTACGCCCAGCTTGCGAAGAAGCGAAGTATAACCTTCCTTAGTGGGGTACATCCTTTCGGCTATTATATTGAACTGGTTTCCGGTCGGAAGCAAGCCGATAGTAACCGCGTCTATGATGCAATCGCGTACTATGTCGCGGGTGTAAAGCGGAAGCGGGGCGCGCCCGCCGCTTCTTGCACGCCCGTTTCGGTCTGTAAGAAATCCTATTTTCGTGTTCATCAAAGGCATGAAAACCTTATCCATTACTTCGTCGGTCATGGCTTCGCGAAGAAGTGCTATTACGTTTACGGCTGTAAATGCCGCACCGAAGTTGCTTACGATCTGCAAAGCCGAAGCGTCCTTGCAGGCTAATTCAAACTTTTCTTTTGCTGCCAATATGGTAGCGGGTAAAGTGTTGGTATTCATACTATCGTTAGTTAATTGTTGTTCATTATGTCCTTTAAAAAGCTCTCTATTCCACCGCCTTTAATCATCTTTTCAAAAGCTATTTCGCGGGTTGCCCGTTCTACTATCGGCGCGGACTGCTTTCCGGTAAGAAGTTCTTTCAAGCCCTTTATTATGGCTCCATAATTTCCGCAAAAACCTACCATTACTCCGGTACTGTCTTCGCCGTTTTTATCTTTCGTATCTGTGTCGCAACCTACTACGATAAGACCGCGTGAACTGCTTCCGTTACATAATGGTACTAAATGCTTTTGCATTACTTCTGTGGTGGTCTTCAAAAAGTCGCTTTGGGGTTCTTCTTGGCTGCTTTCCGCTTGTTGCGTTTCTCCGTTTCCCGAAGCAAAGCAATAATAGTCACGATACAAGTCCGCAAAGTGTTCGGCTGCGTATTTCGCGAGCGCGGACGTGGGAAAGCAAAGCCGAGAGCCGATATTCGCAACCGCAGCCGCAGCCGCGTTAGACGTAGCCGCGTACGAAAGCCCGGCATTTACATAACGGAATAGCGGGTAATACTTCCATTCGTTTTGGTCGTCCCAATTCGGCTTCCAACCGTTATTAAGTGCGCGGGTTATTACTGTCAGCTTGTGGTAGGCTAACATGCTTCTTTGGTCTTCCTTCGGGAAAATGTTAAATACTTCTTCGTTAATCGGTTGAATGTTCAAAACTCTACAAGCGTCCTCGTAAGACGCGATTTTCTTTTCTGTATTCATAAAGTTGTTATTTAAAAAAGTTAATAATAATGTTATTCTACTTTGAAGTCTTCGGTAGTTACTACCAACTTTACAAGCTGGCTAACAACCGGGATAAACTCGTTAATACTTTCTGCGTTATCCACGAAAATAGGCGCGCTAACGTTGTGGAACGTGCAAAGGGTGTTTATTATATCAAGCCCGGCATTAACTTTCCCGGCTTGGTTCTTATCCGCGTATTTTACCCCGTCAATAAGGCAAATGCAATCCGGTTCTTTTTCGCCGTTTACGAGCGTTTTGTACATCTTGAACTGAACCCGGCTAAACAATCCGTTTACGCGGCGTTCCACTTCCGTCATACGGGCTTTTATCAAGTCGGCTATTACTATTTCGCAGCCTTGTATTTCGGCGCGTTCCTGCGCCAATTTTGCGGCTTCCCCGTTTAGTTCGGCTATGCGCTTTTCGTTGGCTTCTATAATGGTGCGAAGGTTTAGCTTACGCTTTACTTCATCAAGCCGGGCGGTAAGGTTGGCTTTCCGTTGGCGTATCTCTGTTCTGCTTGCCGCGTCTTCCGCGTTGAAGGCTGGAAGCTGTTCGGAAAGTTCCTTTATTTCTTTTTCAAGCGCAACCCATTCCGGGAGGTCTTCTCCGTTAATATCCGGTTCGGTATTTACGCGGGGATTGTCATTCAAAACCTTTTGCAACGCTTCGCGGTCTTCTTTCGCCTTTGCTACGGCGGTAGTGTGGCTGGTTTCCAATTCGGCTAACGCTTTGTCTATCCGGTTGGCTTCTTCTTCCTGCGATGTTATCATTTCGTTTAACCGCTGACCGTCCGTGTTAATCTTGTTAAGGCGTTCTTCCCGGTCTGCATAGAATTTTTCGCGAGCGGCTTCCCGGTCGGTGTTATATTTTGCTAATGCTACCGGGTCGGCGCAAGCGTGCTTAAACAACGGGCAAACAAGACTTTCCGTAGCGGTAAATTCTTCGGCGTTTACTTTGTACCATCTTTCGCGTAGTTCGTTCTGCATTTGTTTGTAGCCTTCTATTGTGCTTTGCGTCCGTTTCTTCTCGTTCGTCAAACGGTCGTATTCACTACGGTAGCGGCTGGCTTCGCTGCGTTCGTCGTTTATAACCTGCTGTAACTTACGGTCGGCATTATTGTAAGTTTCGTTCTTCTTGAACGCTTCGTTCCTTGCCGTTTCCTTTGCCTTAAATACTAATGCGTGCTGGCTGCTACGTTTGTCATTTATGGCGGTTTGTACCTTAGCGGCAGCTTCATAGGCGATACGGTTGGCTTCTGCTGCTGATGCGGCGGCTTCGTCTATGTCGTTCAATTCTTTTGTAAGTTGCTCCTTTTTGGTGTTAAGGGCGGCATAGTCCGGTGTAAGCGGGGTAGCACGCGTTATTTCGTCAATACGCGTAGGTATCTTTTCCAATTCCTTCGTTATCTTCTCCTTTTGCGCTGAAATCTCGCGCTTATAGTCTTCTACCGTTTTCCCGCTAAGCCGTTCTATCAATGCGGCAAAGGCGGTATCGCCCTTCGCTATGTCTTCGTAGCTTACGCCCCCGGCTATCTGCAAAAGCATTTCGCGTTGTGCCGTCCAATGAAGGGAAAGGAAATAGTAGGGGTTGGTAATCATCTTGAAAACAGCTTCGGGTATAATTTCGTTTATACGTTCGTCGTATTCGCCTTTTGTTTTTAATGGTACTCCATTATAGAAGTAGTCGGTATGATGTCCCTTTAACTTCCTTTCCGTCTTTCCCTTCTCTGTTTTCCATTCTTCAACCAATACGCGACGGAGTTCTACGGTTTCAACACTTCCCGTTTCGGTATCTATTATTTCCAACGTTCCGGCTACCTCGTGTTCAAGGTCGGGAATAAAGTTACCTTCTGCGTCGTTGGTCTTAATTCCGAACTTACTATCTACGTTACCTTCACTGTCTTTGCCCCAAAGAAGCCATGTAAAAGCGTCCATTATGGTAGTCTTTCCCGTGCCGTTCCGTCCGCTTATGGTTGTAACTGTGTCGTTAAAGTCTATAACGACGTTGCGCAAGCCTTTGAAATTTACAAGGCTTAGACGTTTGATGATTGCTTTTTTGCTCATATTACTGATATTTTTGAAGTGAATAAAATCCCGCGTCAAGACTTACGGTTATTTTCTCTAATTTCTTCTTTTGGGCTGCATAGGAGCGTGCTATGCTGTTCAGGTAGCCCGTAAGGTTTACTATGTAGGTGCGCTTCTCTATGATGCAGTTTAGGGCTACGTCTAAGACGGCTTCCCAAACTTCCCGTACGCGTTCCGGCTGTACCGCTATTCTGTGCCGGATGATATATTCCGTTACTTTTGCCTTGCGGCTTTCAATCTCGGTTATTACCATTGAAAAATCACCTGTCCGGTATGCCTGCAATACAATCGCGCAAAATTGGATGGCGTTCAAATATTCTTCTTGTATATTGGAAACGCTTGTTCTCTTTCTCAAACGCTCCCTAATCCGTTCTTGAAATGTGTTACGATCTATTAGTTCTATCTGCCCGCTGGTTGTTTCAACTATACAGTATTTTCGGCTAATTTCGCGCGGGTCTATGTTCTTTTCCGCCGAATAAAGGAAACGTTTAAGGCTTCCGGTGTATTTTTCCCCGTTATCCGCCTTTAATATCAATGCGTTATTGCATGGTTTCAATATACGCGGTTCTACTCCCCGGCAGTAACTTCGTATCTGCCTGCTCTCCCTATTTATTTCATATTTAGAAAAGCCGGGAATGTTAATCCAAATGTTTTTAATCATATAGCTGTGTTTTAAAAGTTATTTCTTTTTGTTGCCTGCTGCCAGCTTTAACGCTAAATCAGCGTCAATAATCAGTAGCGCGCCTACTTGCGTTATCGCTGCATCAATCCGCCCGGAAGCCTTCAACCGTGCTGCGGTTGTCTTGGAACACCCTAATAGAATTGCAAGCCCTTTCAAACCGTACACGTAACGTTTCGCCGTTTTAGGCTTTTCCGGCTTCTGTGCCGCAGCTTCTATACGTTCGTCTATCGCGTCCATAAGTTCGCCGAGCGTAAGGTCTATTATTCGTTTCTTTGTGTCCATAGTCTAACTGTTTTCGTCGTCTTTAATGTCCGGTATTGTCTTCGCCGCAACCTTTATTGAAAGGGCGAAATTCGCAACTACAAGGAATACTGCCCATATAGGCGCGGTTTCAGTGTCAATGCTTAGAAGTATAAAGGAAACGGCAACCCAAGCAAGGGTAAGCCAGTTATACCACTTTAGCGGTTTCGTAAATTCTATGCCGATGGCTTTAAAAATCTTAGTCATAACTGCAAACTTCAAAAGGGTTATAGTCGTTTTCGCCTTTGCGCCTTCCTGTCGTTTTGACAATCCGTGTGATCTGCGCGCGTCTTCCTACTCTGAAAAAATCGCCGTTCCCGGTAAGTTCCTTCGGGAGTATAAGCAGAAGAAGGGCTACCGCTACGAATGTGCGTTTTAACGGGTCAAGGCTTACCGGAACATTATGCTTTGTACAGAACCACCAAACGCAAAGTTCCGTAGCCTTTTGTATGCCTACTTTCGCGTAGATGTTCCGGGCTGTATTCTCTACGGTGCGGGTAGAAATAAACAGAATGTCCGCTACTTCTTTCTTGGAAGCTCCCCACGCCAGCAAGTGCGCTACTTCGGTTTCCCGCCTGCTTAGTTCCACGTTTAGTTTCATACGTCCCAAATGTTAGCTGTTATTCCGTATTTGTTGAATACGCCTTCTACGGCTTTCGCTTGCGTTACTTTAGGTTCTATCTTTCCGTCCCGGTATGCGTAGAAACTGTTCCGGTTATTTATTCCCAAAGCGGCTTTAATTTCCGTTACCGCTATTTTGTAATCGCCTACACGTAACTGGTTCAACCCGCTAAGGAAGCCCTTGCTTTTTTTCTTATTTTCTGTTGTTACTACCATAATTGTAAAATTTAAAATTCATAGTGCGCGGGGGAAGGTTCGCCCTTCGTACGCCCGTAGCGTCCCGCGCGCGGTCTGTTTCCGCAGTCATCGGTTTATAGCCTTTACAAAGGGGATTCCTTTTCCGCTGGCTTATATATAGTTCCTCTGATTTGTATTAAGGTAATACGTTAATCGGAAGAAGAAGCGTTACCTATCTGCTTGTAATAGCTGGTATCTTCCATGCTGTCCATGTAGTTAAGCATACGCAAAAGTCTTTGCAGGTCTTCCGGGCTTAATTCCCGTTCTTCTTCGCTATTGTCGTCGCCATGCTTTCCGAATATCCTATGCTTTTGTATGTACGCTTCCGTGAACTCCTTTTGCATCCGCTTCATATCCTTTGTAAGCTGTTTATAGTGCCAATCGTACAAAGCCTGCAATTCTACGTACTGCATTTTGGTTAATTCAACGGTAACGTATCTTCTGCGCTGGCGGTAACTCATCCGCTTTTCGTTTGTTACATTGAAATAACATTGGGTAAACAAGGTAAATCCGTACCCGTTTTCCTTTACGTTGAAAGTGTACGGTTGTTTTTCTTCCTGCGCTTCTACTATTTCTTCCAACGAAACACCGTATTTGGCTAACAGTTGGTCTAACAAACGCCTTGCGTTTATGGCTTCGCCTTTCTCGCCGCGTTCCGCAAGGGCTTGTAGTTTCAGAACCTTGCTTCTAATGCTTTCAAAATCTTTATCCATATAGCTGAATATTAAAAGTAATTGAGTGAACTATTTTACGTAGAAAGTAACGCGAAGCCCGCGACGAAGGCAGCACTTAACTTTGTCTAATCCGGCTTTCAAAGCGCGTGTTACAAACTTATCGGCTAAAGTTTCGCCAATCAAATTCAGAAGACCGCTAACGCCTACCAGCTTGTTAATACGGTTGCCTTCGTTGTCTATTCCGCTTACCTTAATGCGGAAGTTCTTGTTAATGAATTTACTTGTATGTATCATATAGCTTTTATAAATTTCTGTAAATTAGCGTGTTTTTGTCATTGCTAAGTGTCTGCTTTTTGCTTACCTTTGCAACTGAACAACTAACACAATGCAAATGTATAGTAAAAGCATACAATATGCAAACTAAAAGTGTTCATATTTTAGCTGAAAGCCGATTTTTAACTTTTAGAAACAGTTACATTTATGGAAACAAGTGTAAAAGAGAGACTTAAACAATTTATAGATACGCTAAACATTAGCGAAAGGGAATTTTGCAGGCGCATCGGTGTGTCTTCTTCTTATGTTATGTCTATAAAAAAGTCTATTCAACCGGATAAAATGCAAGCTATTAGCATACAGTTCCCGGAACTTAATCCGCTTTGGCTTTTGCTGGGGCAGGGGGAAATGTTGTTACCTAACGAAAAGAAGGAAGGCGAACAACGGCAGAACGCAGGCGAGTTGCCTTCTTCCGAACTGTTGGCTAAGTTGCTGGAAGAAGCCAATAACGAAAAGTCGCGTTTGCTTTCAATTATAGAAAGCCAGCAGCGTACAATAGAAAGCCTTACGGATTTAAGCAAAAAAGCCAATGCCCAGACGGTAGAACATGCAGGATGTGCAAATGCCGTTTAGTATTTGGTCGCAAAGTTCCTAAATACTGAAAAGGCTTTCATAAAGTAGTATCACACGCACGTACTTATATGATAATAATATCATACAATCGCCGTATTAAAGTGATACGAAAGCAAGGCGATTTTAAGCCCATTTTCGCGTTATTTTATTTTCGCCTTATAACTATACCATTTTGGAACGAAACGCGCTTAAATTGAAAAATCAATAAAAATAACTATTAGCTATATGGTAGAAGTAAATGTAGATAAGTTTTATAGTAACCGGGCTTTGTATCCATTTATCCCGGAGGCTGTGTTTGATGCGTTGGAAGCTGCCTACTTGTCCGGGAATGAATGTGCCCGAATACCGGAAGGGGAATATAATACAATGATGTCTAACCTTAAACGTGCGAATTTATGCCCCGTACAATAGCCAAGCCTTCGACTATAAGCGAAGGGATAAACCGCCGCTTTTTTGAAGCAATTGAAGCGATTGTAAGTTTGGGTAAGGTTAGCGCGTTGGAAGCGTTTTGTACGCTTTACGATTTAAGTGCGCCGCGTTATAGGGAAATGCGGCTTACTTATGGCGTTTCTCCGAAGCCCGGCTACCAATCACGTTACAAGAATATAGAAGTAGAAGCGATCTATTCGCTGGTCGTTAATTATCCAATTTCTTCACGCTGGCTTATAACCGGGCGCGGTAAAATGCTTATTGAATAATGAAATTCTCTATTAAGTACCAATTATCGCCGCGAACGGAAGGGGATAGGCTTACGGAAAACGTGCCTATACGTTTGCGGGTGTCTTTTGCAGGCATTCGTGTGGATTTGCGTTCTGGCTATGTAATAGACGCGGAAAAGTGGGACAATAATAACGCCTGCGTGAAAATCGGTGCAAAGAATAGTTTCAACCAAACGGCAGGCGAAATAAATCGCGCTCTTACAAACCTTTCATCTATTGTTGAAGAAGTCTTAACCCGGTTTGAACTCGACAACCGCAGAACGCCAACAGCGAAAGAATTTAAGGCGGCTTTCGATGAAGCCGCCGGAAGGAAGAAGAAGGAAGTAACGCCGGACTTCTTTACTGTTTTCGACAAATTTGTAGTAGAAGCTGGTACGGCTAATAACTGGGTTCCGGCTACCTATACGAAATTTAGTAGTTTGCGTAAACATCTGTATGCTTATATGCCCCAGCAAATACTTAACCAACTGACAAAGGAAAAGCTACAAGGCTTTGTTAAATACCTGCAAGACGCGGGACAAATGAATACGACCGTAAGCAAGTATATGAGTTATGTACGTTGGTTTCTCCGCTGGGCTTGTAACAACGGTTACTATAATGGGCTTTTGCATGAACAATATAAACCGCGTTTTAAGGGGATAGACTGCAAAGAAGTTATTTTCCTTTCATGGGAAGAACTGCAACACTTTCTAAACTATCAATTTCCGGAAAACCGCAGTTCTTTGTCGTGCGTACGTGATGTATTTTGCTTCTGCTGCTTTACCGGGTTGCGATATTCCGATGTAGCCCGGTTACGTCCCTGCGATGTCAAACGGACGACAAACAAGCCTTTTATATCTATCGTTACTATGAAAACCGAAGACCGTTTGCATATAGAGCTTAACAAATACGCACTTCAAATACTTGACAAATACAAAAACATTCATTTCCCCAAAGGGTTAGCCCTTCCGGTTATCAGTAATGCGAAAATGAACGAATACCTTAAAGAAGCTGCCGAAATAGCCGGAATAAAAGAACCCGTTAGAATAGTGTTTTTCAAGGGAAACAAACGTTATGAAAATGTTTTGCCAAAGTGCGAACTTCTTACCACGCATAGCGGAAGAAAGACGTTTATCTGCAACGCTATAAGGCTGGGTATTCCTACTAACGTTATTATGGAATGGACGGGGCATAGTGATTACAAGGCAATGAAGCCGTATATAAAAATAGTGGATGCGGTTAAAGAGGAAAATATGTCTAAATTTGACACCTTTTCCGAAGAAAGAAGAAGCAATAGTAAAAAATAGAAAACCCGAAAAAGTACCCGAAAATGGCTTTACTATTTGGGTACGGTCGTACTCAATCAATAGCGTAAAATCCTGAATATTCGGCTATTTATGAAAATGTGATAACAGTTGATTATATTTGAATATCTTGGGCTTAGAGCCGTACGCACCGCGAAAGGGAGTAACATTAGTTACTCCCTTTTTTGTTGTGTATCAAACAATTAAGGCATTGGAAGTAGATGGAGAACATGTAAAAATTGGGTGTATATTTACCGGAAACTTACCAGTATTTCCCGATTTTTACCGATATTTTCACCTATAATGATACCGCCTTTGATACCATTTTTTTATTGTAGCGATAATCAGTAGATACCAAAACTCAAAAGAATATGAAATATCCGACAATGAGATTCGTCTTTGATCGTAAAAAGGTTGCGACAAAGACACACAAGGGACTCGTTCAAATTGAAGTTTTGAGCGAAGGTAAGAGAAAATGGATCGGAACCGGCGTTAAAGTCTATTCCGACCAATGGAATGATCGAAAGAAGATAATCAATTCAGTTGAAATGATTCAATTGAACCAGTGTCTTGATGAACAACTCCGGATTATCCAAAATTGGATTAATGAGCTTATCAGCAAAAAGGAAGTTTTTGATTTTGATAAGCTGGATAGATTTTTGAGATATACCAATAAATCAGAAAGTTTTGTTGACTTTGTAGAAAGAAGAATTGAAGAGCGTGGAGATATAACGGAAAGTACCAAAGCTTCCCATCGGACATTTGCGGCCTCATTACGTGAATTTGACAGAATAATATATTTTTCTGATCTGACAAAAGCCAATATCACATTGTATGATGATTGGTTACATGCTAAGGGCTATTCACAGCCGACAATATATAACTATCATAAACGTAACAAACGTTATATTCACGAGGCCATAAAGTTTGATTTGCTAAAAAATGATCCGTATAAGGGTGAGCGTTTTTCCCGTGGCAAACATGCCATCAGGAAATATTTGACTGCCGAAGAATTGAAGAAAGTGAAAGATGCTCAAATATACTCGGAAACGATCTGTAGAGTCCGTGACCTTTTTATTTTTCAGGCATATACTGGAATATCCTATGCTGATCTTGCTAAATTCAATTTCAAACGTGACGTACAAAAACGCGGCAATAAGTATGTTATATTGGATATTCGTTTAAAGACAGAAGAAAACTATTTTATCGTATTACTGTCTCCTGCAATGGAAATATTGAAAAAATATGATTATGTGCTTCCGATTATCAGTAATCAACAATACAATTTGCGGCTTAAAATAGTTGCTGATTATGCAGGGCTTGATAGAAATTTGACCGTTCACATGAGCAGGCACACATTTGCGACAATGTGCCTGAACAATGGGGTTAAAATGGAAAATGTGAGTAAAATGCTCGGTCATACAAATGTACGCACCACACAACAATATGCTAAAGTTCTGAATGCCGAAGTGGAAAAAGACTTTGAGATGCTGGAACGGATTTTGTCATAGTATAAGAAAGCCACGCTAAAATAGTTCTACCGATATTTAGCGTGGCTTGTTTCATTTAAAATACTCCATAACTTGTGCCGATTGTTCACGGAGACCACAGCAAAGATAATTTTGAGTCATTTCCACGCTTGCATGTCCCATCATTTGGCTTATTGAGTATAAATCGGCACCGCGTAAATACAAATTGGTTGCAAAACTCCGGCGTGCCGTGTGGCTTGAAACAAATTCCCATTTTTCACCTTCCACTTCCTTTCCGGCCTTGAATACTTTAACCGCCTCTGTGATTCCGGCTTTCCGGCAAATATTACGGATATTATTGTTGAATGTCGGATCACTAACTTCTTCTTTAGGTAAATTTGTTAGTAGCTCTTTCACGATTGGCTTCAATGGCACCGTGGCATGAGTTTTAGTTTTTAGGCTGACATAAGAGATCATTCCACCCACTATATTACGGTTGTTCAACCGTGTATAGTCACTATGACGGCAACCGGTAAAGGCGCCTATTAAAAATTGTGTGCGTACCAATTGTTCGTTGGTATTCTTGGGAGCATAGGTGATAATTCGTTCAAGTTCTTCATCAGTAAGCCAAACATTAGTGCTTCTCACATTTTTTACTGAAAGGATTTTATTATAGTCTTTAGGTAGCTCAACCTCTTCATTATACAAGTTCAATACAGCTTTTAATTTGGCGGCATATTGGCGAACAGAGTTTGGTGCCAGCCGTTCTTCCATATAATCAACAAAAGTCTGCAATCGGACTTTTGAAAGATTCTCCCATGTTGCCGGGCAATCATTTGCCCGACTATACATGTTGAGTATAATTTCATATTTGGGGTATTTTGCCAAGAATGCTATACGTAAGTCTTTCATTTTTATTTCATTTCTTTATTCCAACCATCATAAATATCTTCCCAATTATCACCTAAGCCAACCCTTATGCCGAAAGCGTTGTAACATTGTTGTACCGCTTCTTTCGGTGGTAAGTATCTCCCGTCACTTAACATTATATAGCCTTCGTTTATTTCTTGTTGTAGCAAGTTTATATCTACTGGCATGATTTCATCAGGGAACAGCACCACGTTTCCTTTACTCGTTTGATAACTGACTCTTGGTAGTTCAAAATGCCCTCTCTGCCCAGTCAATAAAGAACAGATTCCGATTTCTCCAGTAATGAGATGAACTTCCGTGTTTGGCGCATTTATAACCATAAAATAGGCGTTATCGTCATTTTGGAAATGATTTACTACTCTGCCCACCCTTTCTGTATCACATCTTCTCATTCTCTCGTCCCAAAGATGTCCCAAATCATCATGGAACCGGATATAATCTCTTATTTTATCCCATGTTCTTACAGACAGAAATTTCATAGCAGGTAGAGTAAGAGTTTTTTCTACACCATTATCATATTTAAGTTCATGAGTAAAGTAATGTTTTCGTGAGCCGGTAATGTGTATATCCGTAACATCAAAGTTTTCATCATATCCGTTTTCGGTGGAATATTCTTCAAGAACAACAATATCACTCTGTACGATTTCATCAACTATCTTTTGAAACTCATTATAGGCATTGGTTAGCAGGTTTTCGGTATTCATGTTGTCCTGCATGGGTATTTGTGCAACAAGTCTTATCGGGTATTCATTATGTTCTGTACCATAGCACATATTCTCCACAATACCACAATTAACCTTCCCACATCTTTCATGAAAGAAGTCCATTGTACGCAATACATCTTGGTTGCTTAATTTCGTGGGTTGGGTGACAAACAGCACATAACTTACTTTTACCCTACTAAGAAGTTCTATATGCACGTTTGTAACACTTGGAGGCGTGTCAATAAGAACATAATCCGGGTTGATAGAGTGTATTTTCTTTTTAGCCAGTTCAAGATATTGCCTTACCATTGATTTTTCCAAGTAAATAAACTTGGAAAACATATTTCCAGAAGAGTGTACCCAAATCATTTCATGCGGATGATCGCCTTCAAATTCGGTGTTCATTGACGGGGTATTTATATCTGCATCAATGATAAATACCTTATTCCCTTGTTTTGCAAGTAATCTTGCTATATTTGCGGTTGTTGTGGTTTTGCCTACGCCGCCTTTGCCTGAATATATTATAATAGCTTTCATATCAATTAAATATTTGGTTCAATAAATATTAAGAGTCAAGTTTTTTAATAAATTCATTTAATCTACTGGCTGAATAATCGGTACCGCCAATTATAAAATAACCATCAACGGCAAATTTGAATGCTTCAATGGCTTTTTGTCTCATTCCTTCTTCGGCTATCGCTATTGCTGCATAGGCTTTTGCTTCTGATATGGCATATTGCACATAGCCGGTAGAATCCATCCGGTTGTCACTTTCCAAATCCAAAGTGTTACGTCTGATATAATCTTTTGCTTTTTGATTCATAATTATGCTAAAATTGCTTTATTTGTTTTCTAAATTCGTTCCATTCGTTGTTGGAAAAGTTAAAAAGAAACCTTTTGCCTTTTTCTTCCCAATCACTTATGGCATAACCTACTAAATAGACTTTTTTAGCGTCTAAATCAAATCCCGTCACCCTATAACGTTTCTCATTATCCCGGTACATTGCCCCTTTGCATAACCTTCTGCCTTTGGAGTCTATAAAGGGTTTAATGTTACAGAATGCTTCATAGCTTTGGCAGGCTGAAATATTTCCCGAAGTAACAGCTTCCCGATAGAAGTTCTCACCATAGCCCTTACCATTGGCGTTGACTCCAAACCAGTAACTACCGCTGAATTTTGAGAATATATTATGAAAATCCTCTTTGTTGAATTTCATTTGAGAAATTATAGCCAATTTTACTGCCTCATACATGGCTATGTTGACTCGTAAATAAGAATCTGTCTTTTCATTGTTCCAAACAAATTCTATCAGTTCAAAAGCTTTTGATTTTTCCATTATGTTGATTTTAAAAGAGTTCAAATGTTTGCTTGCCTTAATAGTAATCAAGGCAAGCAAAGCTGTTATTTTTTCCTTACATTCTGTATGTTCTTGTGTAAATAAATTACACATAAGATAAGGACTATCCCAAACACAACATGCTGAAAATAATCAGTAATATCACAATGTATTAATCTTGCGCAATAAGCCCATATCCATTCAGGAAGAAGACCATTAATGATTATTATGCACCATGACGCTATAATATATTTCTTACCTTTGATTGCTTTTACTATTTCAATTATCTGTCTCATTACTTTTGGTTTTGTTGTTCCTTTCGGATCAATTCGTTAATAAATTTACTCATGTTCGGTTGCTCTCTGACAAAATCAACCAAATCAATATCCAGTCTAATAGCATAGACCTTACTTTTCGTAACCGGTTTGTTTCGGCGATAACTTCTTTTGGTTTGTTTATTCTCTTCCATGATGGTTTATTGATGTGTTTAATAATTCGTTTGAAATGGTTGTAATTCGGGCTTGTTTGCTTCTTTTGTTCCGTCTCTGATTCGATGGTTGCCTTTGGTGTGAAAACGTCTGAAATCACTCCGAAATAGTCCATCTGTATTTGTCTTTGGTCGGATTGTTCCCCAAACATATCGCCGTAACAGTTCGGGCAACATCATGGAAACAAACAGTAACGCTATACATTGGTGATTCAATAGTTCGGGCACAACGATTCGGCTGATAGTTCGTTCATGTTTATGTATGAAGATAGGCACCGGGAAAACCAAAGGCCGATCAATATACAATAGTTCGGGTGTGTATGCGCGTACTGGTTCATCCTCTGTTATTGGTTCGGGTACATTTGCGTTTGTTTCTTCGCTTACTGGTTCGGTTAATAGTTCAGGCAAAGAAATGCCGGATAGTTCGGTTAACATTGTTAGCCTCTGTAATGCTTTGTTTATTTGATCCTGATAAAACCAACGAGAAATAAAATCTATCAGAGCTACCAAAGCAAAGACAAACGCCGGTGTTTTCGTTTGTGCATCCACATATAAGGCCGGTAAATGTTTCTCCGGCTCTCTTACCGGTTCTTTTTCCGGGATGGTAGGAACTTTGGCACGATCCAAAGCCTTTATATTACATTTTAAGTTTGGGCAAATAGAATCATTTATAAAGGCAGGCATAACCACACCGATACGCGCTGTCTTATCATCAAAGACCGCCGCCCGATCAGGTGCAACCAGCCACACGCCACCAGTCCAGCCGGAAAGCAATGGGATAACGTTTGATGCAAAGAAACCTAACTTTATATCAATTAAAGCGGCTTTTTCCAATGTTGCACAAAGTTCTTTGTGTCCGTTACTGTCTGCATCATTATAAGATAAATAAACTTTATTCTCTCCGGCAATAGTACGAAGTGAAAAACCGCTTTTTTTGTTTCGTTTGGCTATTTCTTTTACAAAACCGGCAACCGCTTTTAATTCGCTTTTCTGAATCTTTATAAATCCGTCTTTTGAAAGATTGGGGTACACAAGCCGGTAATTAGGGAAATATCCGGTAAAATCACAAACAAAGGTTTGTTTCTTATCGTTGGTTATTTCTGTAATATTGCCGCCTTCCTGATTACAAACACAAACAGAACACCGGCCAACCATTTCTTTTAAATGTTTGGGATTGATAAATAATTTTAGGTCGTCAGGCAAAAGCCCGGATGTTTCAATAATTACAGGGTATTCTTTTAATGTACGCCCGTCAGAAGCAACTAAAGCCGATTTGTAAGGATCAAGATAAATATAATTAAATACCGGTCTTAGAGGATCTTTTGTTACTAATTTAGTGATATTTAGATGTTCCTTTGTAATCCACATATCAAAGGAGCAAACAATATTTTCGCGCTCTTCTATTTTGGTAAACCTTGTTTTATTGGCTTGTTTGGTGCCTATCAGCTTTTCAAATTGCCAAACAAGATTAAAAACCTGATCCACTGGAAAAGAACATTTAAAGCTGTTTATTTGTACAGTCCTAAAATCCGTTATATTTAGTTTGGCATCAACGCAAAGATATTTTATATTTATCTCGTTGCCGTTGGCATCTTTCAGCTTTGCAAGCTCCGCGGCGGTATAGGTGCCGGGAGCTATTTCTATTTCATTTGTAAAAACGTCGTTTGCTATTTTAACCAATTCGGTCAAAATGAGGCCGTTAAATTCTTTTTCATTCATAACATTAAATAGTTAGATATTTTACACCAAAGTAAAAGCCTAAAGCAAGGCAAAAAAGCAAGTAAATAGGAAGCAGCCAAAGACCGCCAAACACGCTAAAGCAGATTAATAAAACTACTATTAGCCAAATAATTACGCCCACCATGTTAGAAAGTAGGGTTTTCAAGCTCTTGCAAAAAATCTTCCTCCGTTATACTCTCACATATATTTGAGCCATCAACATAAACACTAAATCCGGTTGCGGTGCGGAATACTTCTAATTTGTGCGTTTCTCCGTTTGGAGATTCTATTATATAAGTAGTCATAATATCAAAGTTTAAAGGAATGCCGGAAAACCGTCCGGCGCGGTGGAATATTTGTATTATTCGTTTATGTTATGCAAATTACAGTTCCAAACGTGTTTAGGAAATGAACCGTCTTTGTTAAGGCTAACAATAGATGTATTATCCCCGTTATCCTTTATTACATAAACTATAAGTTTTCTAAATCCGTATAATCCAATATGATATAATATCTTTTTCTCCATAAATTTAAAATTTGTCTGATTGATCGTTTTTATTTATGAAGTCTTTTAATTTCTTGGGATCGGTGCCGGAGATGAACACCACGGCACCGAATAAAAGCAGCATTAAACAAAACATATTCTAACTATTTAGCATTATAATAAATGTTTGGTTCTGATGTTACGTTATATATATAGCTTCCACAACGCACCAGCAGCGCGGCAACGCCGTAATACTGTTTTTTCATTCCTCTAATACTGCCGGATTTATGAAAGTTCGGGAAACGGGATATATTCACCCGTTTTCCTTCTTCTTTTGTTATTCTACGTACTTTCATAAGGCTATTTCATTTTAAAAGTTATGCCAACAGGTAACAAAGAACGGTTAACACTGGAAACGAATTTATTAAAATCGTTCTCCGTTACTTTTGTTTCGTAGTCTTTCCAATTAAAAACAAGCTCGTTTCTATGATCGTAATATATCACATTACTGACTGATAACCCGGCATCAAGAACGGCCAACATAACCCGCTTTTCATTTTCGGCCTTTTCTTGTTTCTTTTCACAGTTATTAATTATTTCAGCGCGTTTTTTCTCGTATGCTTTGCGCTTTTCTTCGTCTTTTCGCGCTTGTACAGCTTCAGGGCGATAATAACCATCGTTTATTCTGTTAGTTATAGTTGTACGTTCTTCGTCCGTCAATTTCAAAGTAAAACGTTCGTTTTCCGGCTTATATGGGTTTTCCCATGTTTGCCCGGTTAACTCTTCCAGCTTTTTTAAAGCCTCGTTAGATTCTCTTTTCCAGCGTTCAACGATACCGAGCATATAAAGGAGGTATTTAAAGTATTGTTTATCTTCTGCCTGATGAAGCAAATTATATTCCGTTTCCGTGATACGCAAATAGTTAATTGCAGTTTCTTTGCTGCTGTTCGTAATATGGTAAAAACCGTTTTCAACTGGGTACATTGGCGCGCCGTAATGATTAGACAAATGAAGATCAACGAACATTTTAAACTGTGGAAAACGCTTTAGTATTTCTTCATGGCAGCAACCACCAGCACACCAAACGAAACGCCCGTTTTTGCGTTGTTCGTAAATATCCGCCGTTATACTCCAATCGCATATATTATTTTTGCAATCATCAGCCAGTAATATTTTAACATTGATTTTAAAGGTTGTCCCGGCTTGAATATATCTTTTTGATACTGTGTAACAAAGTCTATTTGTAGTTGTCATAATACAAAATTTAAAGGGTGAATAATGAAAGTACGAAGTAACCCGGAGCCATGACAGCCCCGGAAAAATAGTTATTATTAGAATTTAGAAAGATATTCCACGCATCCGATAATATAGGCCGCGTGTTCTCTTGCCGCTTGTTCTTTTTCTTGCTTGGTTGCGGTCTTATGATCCTGATCGGAAAGCATTTTTGCAGCCATCCGGACGATCTTTTTCATAGTGGAACAGTTTGCAAGATATTCAACGGAAGGAGTTAAGCCGCGGTTTACTTTTTTCAAAAGTGTATTTTGCAGCCATTCAGTAAGCGCGTAAATATCGCGAGAATTGCGAATATAGATAATTAATAAATCTGTGTTCATAACGCAAAATTTAAAGGGTGAAACTTGGTTTGTCTTTGTTTTTCCCTTAACTTTGCATTTAACGTTGTGGAAGACGTTAACCGATAAACGCAAAGTTTAAAGGGAGGCCGGAGAAGTTAACGCACTGATCCGGCTTTTTATTAGTATGAAATCTTTTGAATACGATCAAAAGGAATTAATAACGCTATGTGCTTATCCTGATAGTGAATCAATTCAAAACTATTTGCCGTTGATAGTCTTATAATAGCGGCTTTTTTCGCTGTTTCTTGAAACACATCAAAATGAACCTTTAAACGGTTGCAACAGTTTGTACCTTCTGGGGCTACATGTACGGCGTTTAACGTTACATTTTTGTTTTGTAAGTTTAGTAATACTTCCATGATCTTATATTTTAAATTAAACATTCAACCAAAGAAGAAGTAAAAACGGGAAAGTGTGGAAGACGTTAACCGTTTATCTCCTTTTCTGTATTACAAAGATACGAATAATATTTGTAATACAAAACAAAATGTATCTTTATTTTTAAGAAAACACTCAATTTTTGCATTTATTAATACTTGTATAATATATTGA